TGCTCCGGCATTTTTCCCTTTGGATGAGCCCGATTTGGACCCCGAGCCCGACGTCTTTGCCGCGGGCAGTTTTTCCAGCTCGTCAAAGCTGGCGGTGTACCGCGCCGCCGACGCCGCTGCCTTTGCGGTGGCTGCGGCCGTTTTTGCCGCCGCCGAAGCCGCCGCCTTCATGGCGGAGGCCGCCCCCTGGGCCGCGCTCTCCATCTTCGTCATATTCTTGGCTGTGTCCGCCGCCGGGCGCAGGGTCGCCGCGGCCGCAGCGGCAGCCGCCCGCCACCCGTCCCTCCCGACGGAGGGCAGTTCATATTTTTCGGTTCTGGCTTTGTACAGGTTTTCTGCCACCGCCGTTCCTCCTCTCATCTCTTTTCAGCGCGGGGGTTGCTTGTCCCCGCCGAACATCCGCGCCAGTTCCGCCTGCAGCGCCCGCTGGGCCGTCCGGTCCGGCTGTGTACGGCCCGCCCGCCGGGCCAGAAAGCGGTTCCACTCCCGCCGGGCTTTCCGCTGCCAGGGCGTCATCCGCCGCAGAAGGTCAGGGTCGCGCTCGGTGCGCACCGCCACCAGCTTGCCCAGGGGGGTCTCCTCCATCAGCCCGGACACCAGTCGCACCCATTCCGCCCAGGGCAGTTCTCCCTGGGCGGAGGGCAGCACGCCATACTGGGCCGCCACACTCTGCAGGATGGCCTCCTCGTCAAAGATCAGGTCGTACTCCGCCTGCCCGGCAAAGACCTCCTCAGACCTGTTCCCGGGCGGTGCGAAATCGCCGGCGCACCACCTCGGCATCCTCGCCGGTCACCGCGGCCAGCACCAGGGCAAACAGCTCCTGCACCGCCGGGTAAGGCAGATTTTTCTCTTCCAGCTCTTTTGCCGCCTGGGCCCCCAGCGCCAGCCGGAAAGCCTCCCCCAGCTGGTTTTCCGGCTCGGCGTCCGCCTTTGCCATCACCCGCTGGATCTGCATCACCGTTTTCTGGCGGTTGTCCACCGGATAGACCTTGTCCCCCACGCGCACCTCAGGGACCTCGGTCAGCAGTTTGTCGTCAAGGGTATAGAGTTTTCCCATGCCGTCCTCCTTGTAAAAAAACTTCCCGCCCACCCATCGGGGTCAGCACCCCGTTCCCTTCTGTCGGTTGCTTTTGTTCCGGTCAGCCCGCTGCCGCCGGGGTGTAGGTGGGCTTGCCGTCGCTGTGGACCTCAAATTCCAGGGCGGCCACGTCGGTGGCGTCGCCGCTGCCGGGGTTGGTCACGCTGAGCACACAGTCAAAGGCCAGCTTGGCCCCGTCAGGAAATTCCCACTCGAACTTGGTGTCGCAGCTGCTGCCGGTACCCCAGGCGTTGGCGGCCACGTAGTCGTTGCCCTCGTCGCCGATCTCCCGCTTGCCGGACAGGGTGATGGTCAGGCTCTTGCCCGTGACCATGCGCCGCTTCCAGCCCTCGGCCTCCATGGGGGTCCACTCCTCCACGTTGCCGTCGATCTCCACCGAGAAGGTCTCCAGACTGGACACCGGCTTCATGTCCTCGTCGATGCTGGTTCTGCCCTTGGTTCCGATCTTGAACTTGTTTTCAAACACCGGGTAAACGCCGGTTCTTGCCATTTGCCGTCACTCCTTTTTGATTTGTCAGGGGCACCGTTTTTCAGCGCCCGTAGTAAAGCTGTACCCGGATCAGGTACTCAAACACCCCGTCGCCGCCCTTGCCCAGGGGCACGGGGCCGGGGCCGGGGTCGGCCCAGAAGACCAGCGCCCCGTCCATGGTCAGACCCGTCTGGCCGTAGAACAGCGCCCAGACCTTCTGTGCTTCGGCCTCGGCTTCGGGCTGGCTCTGGCCCCAGCGCAGCAGCAGCCGTGCGGTCATCACATCCCAGTGGGTGCATTCCGCCCCGCCCAGACAGAGTTTCGCCCGCCCGTCCGCCTTTTCCTCCCGTTCATCAAAAACCCCAAGAAAGTAAGGCTTGCTGCCGTCCACGCTGCCCAGGCGCACACATTCCGGCCGGTCAAAGCGGGGTGCCAGCCAGCCGTACAACTGTTTCAGCGTCATGCCGTTTCCCTCCGTTTTTTACACCAGCGTCAGCCGGGTGTAGTTCACACTGCCGTCGGGGTTGCGCCCCCGCATGGCGGACCGGATGCGCCAGCTTTTCCCGCCGATCTCCACACTGCCCGCCAGCACATCCCGGTCGGGGGCGATGTCCCCGTCAAAGAGGGCTGTGCCCTGCCGCCACTGCACCACCCGCTCGGCGTTGATGCTCCGCCGGGCGCCGTCCCCGAAATCCCGGTTGGGGCTGATGCTCTCCTGAGGCTCATCGTCCAGACGGCACATCAGGGACAGGACCAGCACCCCGTCGGGGGCGCCGTCCGCCGTCTCGCCGTCGGTCAGCGTCACGGTGACGGGGGTGCGGCAGAGCTCGGGGCGCACCAGTCTGGGCCAGCGGCCGCTCATGGTCCCACCCCGCAGCAGCAAAGGCCGCTCAGGAGCAACAGCTCCTGCATCTCCTCACAGACGCCGGCAGCGGAAGCCGCAGTACCCTCAAAGGTCATGCTCACCCCGCCCACATCGTACTGTCTGAGGCCCCGCCGCCAGGCAGAGCCGTCCTCCAGCAGCCAGTTTGCCTGGCAGCAGACGGCCCGGCGCACCAGTTCTGCGGCACGTCCGGGCAGGGCATCCGCCTCGCCCGCCGCCTCAATGCGTCCCAGGGTCAGCCGGTCGGCGTCGCGGCTGGCCTGCCACAGAGCCCGGTCCAGGGTCTCCCCGGTCAGGGTCGCGTCCTCCCCGTACAGTTCGGTATAGTCCTGCCGGGAGGCATAGCTTTGCAGCGCCATACACTCACCGCCCTCAGGACACAGCGGAAGTGTCGATGTCCACGTAGACGCTGTCGATCTTGCCGTCCTTTCCGTTGGGGAAGGTAAAGACATCGCTCAGGGCGCGGTTCTGGTAGAGGTAGCCGTCGCCCTCGGCATGGCCGCCCGGGGCAAAGAAGTAGATGCTGGAGATTTTGGGCACCAGCTTGGTGGTCAGCGGCGAGGCGATGAGCACATTGATCTTGTGCGCGCCGGAAGCCGGGGCAAAGCCGCCGTCGGCGCCGTCAAACTTGAAAGCATCGTAGAAGACCTCGTCGTCCACCACTTCCATGATGGGCACGCCGTCGATCTCGGTGACGCGGGTCTCGATGCCGGTGCCGCCGTCGGCGATTCGGGTGAGCTCGATGGTGTGGTTCAGCTCGGGGGCCTGTTCCAGAGCGTTCATGACGGCGCTGGAGACATAGGCGATGAGGGCGCCCCGTGCACGGTAGCGGCGTAGCTTGCCGGCGGCCAGCATGGCCTTGATCTTGCCGAAGACCGCCTCGGGGGTAAAGGCCGAAGCAGCGGTGGAGCTGTTGTAGCCCGACTCCTTCTTGGCGACGGCCGCCACCTTGGAGAAGAAGAGGGCGTCGGCTTCGGGCGCGGCCTGGGTCTGCTCGAAGGTGCGGGAGATGTTCATCACCGAGGCGGTGGAGTTGCTCTCGTCCACGTCGGCGCGGTCGATGAGGAACTCCACATCGCGGTCATGGGTGACCTCGTAGGCGTGGTCGGTCTGGGTGACGTTGCCGCGGTTCCAGCCGCCGTCACGGCTGTGGTTCTTGTAGCCGGACACCGACATCTGGGTGAAGTGGAAGGTCTTGGCGTCCAGCCAGCGGACGTTGTCGGTGACGAAGGGTCCGCACAGGGCGTTCTGGGTCATGACCTCCAGCAGTTCCGACTGCCAGTTTTCTGCGTAATTCAAAGTATTTGCCATAGGTTACATACCGTCCTTTCTCTGTAAGGGTTACTTAAAGCGGTTCCAGCGCCGCTTTTCGGGTTCCGGCTCACCGCCGGGTGCGGGGATGAGGTTGGGGTCGGTGTCGGCGCCCAGGCGGAAGCCCGCCATGGCCCGGCCGTTTTTCCAGTCGGGATGGCGTTTCAGCACCCCGTCCATGGCGCGGGTCACGGTCTCCTCGGTGACCTCCCCCTCCTGCCTGGCCGCACCGATGGCCAGGGTCACGGCGTCCTCCGCCAGTTCGGGGCTCACCCCCGCCGCGTAGGCTGCCAGACGGCACCGCGCCTGCAGAAGCTGCTCCTCCAGCCGGGCAATGCGCCGGGCGCTGTCGTCCCCGGCTCCGGCAGATTCGGCAGGTTCAGCCAGCTCAGCCGTTTCGGTGGGTTCGGTGCCCTCTCCGGCCGCCTCCTCCGCCGGTTCTGCCTGCTCCTCCGGCTGTTCGCCGTCGGCTCTGGTTTCTTCCGGTTCGGGAGCCGCCTGCTCCGGATCAGGCTTTTTGTCCTTTTCCTTGTCGGTCATTTTCTTCTCCTTTCCGCCCGTGGGCTGTTGGTATCACAAAAGGTCAGCGGACCCACCGGCCCTGCCGCCCTTTCGCTTCAAAAATGTTCTGCCGGGTCTCAGCCCGCCGTCTCCCGCAAAGCGCGGATGCGCTCTGCCTCGGCGGTTTTCCAGGCCTCATCCCGGCTGGAGCCCCACAGCTCGTCCACCTGGGCCTCCACGCTCATGATGCCCGCCTCCGCCGCCCGGGCCACCGTGTTCACCCGCTCGTCAAAGGCGGGGGCCCCGTACTCGCCGAAGCCCGCCCGGGCCCGGTATTCCCCGGGTGCCCGGCCCTCTGCCAGGTCCTGGGCCTGCAAGGCCGCCCGGGCCAGCAGGGGCAGGGCCTTTTCCAGCGCCGCCGTGATGGCATTGCGGGTGAACCCGGTCACATCCTTTTTCTCCCGCTGGGCCTCAGCGGAGGCCATCCGTCCCAGGTCGATGCCCAGGGTGGCCGGACTCAGCACCCCCTGCAGACACAGGTCCAGGGTGGCCGCGTAGGCGCTCTCAAAGGCCTCGTAGCGGATCTCGGGCTGCACCGTCTCGATGCGGTCGGCGGCGTTCTCCCGGTCGCTGGAGGCGATCTTGACAAAACTGGCCCCGAAGCGTCCCGGCACCCGCAGGGCTCCCGTCTCGGGATCCCGGGGGATCAGGCATTCGGGAATGTACCGCTGCACCCGTCCCGCCCGCACGGCGTCCAGCCACTGGCTGATGATCTCGTCGTGGGCGTCAAAGGCGTCGTTTTTCTTGTCAAAGATGGATGCCCCCCGCCCCGGCCACCGGGCGCTGGGCCAGAACATCAAGGGCACCGCCAGGGACACCGCCGGGTCAAAGGCGGCATTGCGCAGCCCGGCGCAGTCCTCCTCGGCGGAGAGCGCCACCGGCTTGCCGTCGGCTTCCAGCCGGTAGCCCACGCTGCCGGGTCGGTACTCCTCGTACAGCACCCGTCCTTTGCGCCCCACCGGGGTGAGAAAGTCCACCCCCACGATGCGCCCGTGGCGGCGGGCGTACTCCACCCGGTCGGCGCCGTAAAATTCCAGGATCGGTCCCGGCGCCGCCTGGGGGTCGAAGCTGATCTTGAAAGCCCCGTCCCCGGTGACCAGACACTCGGCCACCGCCCGGCCCACCAGGGCCTCAAAGTCGTTGTCCCGGGCGATGGCCTCCCAGCGGGCGGCAGCCTGGGGGTCGTCAAAGCGGATCTCGTCCAGGTCGGCCCGCACAATGCCCGCCAGGGTGTCCACCATCACGGCAGGCAGACCGCTGTGGGCCTTGCGCAGGTTTTCGCTCTCGGGAGCCGCCGCCCAGAACCGCGCCCTGCCCACAGCGTCCTCCCCCAGCTGCTTGAACAGCTGGTCCAGCTCGCTGGCATCGCCCCGGTACCACACCCGGTTGCGCAGCACGTTGGTGGCATGGCTCACCGGCTCCCGAATGCTCAGCCGCCGGCCCTCTGCCGGCTGGATCTCCAGCCAGGTCTGCAACATGGTCCTCATCCTTTCCATCCAGTTCATGGTTTTTTCCTCCTCGCCTTATCCGATCTCCTCCCGGTAGGGCATCCAGGCGTACTGCTCGGCATTGATGCAGTGGTCGTTGCCATCCTCCGGGCGTCCGTCCGCCTCCCAGCTGTAACAGTCCATCTCCTCCAGCAGCGGCCCGCAGCCCTCCTCCACAAACAGGTGGGTGCCGTGGGCCAGCCAGCCGCTCTCCATGCGGATGCGGTCCAGGACAGGCAGTCCTTTCCAGGCGGGCAGATACTCATACAGCCCGCCCTTGAGCCGCCGGTACTTGCGGCACTCGGCCAGGGTGGCCTGGTCGGCGCTATCGATGAACACCCGCCGCCCGAACCCCCACGCCGCCCGCTGCTCCTCCAGGAATTCTTCCAGCAGGGGCGGGATGTCACTGGGGGCCAGCACGGACAGTCCCTGCCGGGCCCGGTCCTTGTTGGAGTAGACCCGCACCGCCAGCGTGACCTTGCGCCGGTCCTCCAGGATGCCGTCAAAGACAAAGGCAAAGGTATCCTGGGTGCGCTGGCTGTAACTGGTGTCCACCCCGCAGGCAAAGCGGGCAAAGCGGATGGTCCCCGCCTCCAGCTGGCGGCGCAGTTCCGCCGCGCCCATGCGGTGGGCGGGTCCCACCTCAAAGATGACGCCCTCTCCCCGTCCCCGCAGACCAAGGATCTTGTTGCGGTAGAGGCGGCTGCCCGCCGGGGCGTTTTCCAGAATGCGCCGGCGGGTCTCCTCGCTCAGGGCGGCGTTGTCCTCAAAGCCGAAGAACCAGTGCACCCACCCTTCCTTGGGGGGCTGGTTGAGCTGTTTGCGGATCTGTTCGGGGGTGGAGTGCTCCCACTGGGGCAGGGGCCTTGCGTGGTTGATGTACTCCTCATACACCGGCTTGCGGGGGTCGTCGGGGTTGAGGGTGGCCAGCAGATAGTCGGCCCGCATGGCCGCCTCCCGCAGATACTCCATGTCGGCGATGTTCACCTCGTCGATGTAGACGCAGCCGTACTGACCGCCCAGGGCTTTTTTCCAGCGCTCCCGGTTGCCGTAGCCCAGCACGTAGATGATCCGGTCCCCGTCGGAGGTTTTGAGGCGGATGTGTGCCTGGGTGGTCTTGCCGTACCCCGCGGGGTAGTAGTCGGCCAGCGGTCCGAAGTCATCCAGAATGCCGAACTCCTTGTTGATGATGTTTTTCTCCACCGTGCCGGTGTCCAGCCCGGACAGAATGTGCAGCTTTTTGTCGCTGGCGGCGCACCGCAGCATGAACTTGAGCAGCGCCACCGTGGTCTTGCCCGCAGCGGTGGTGCCTTCCAGGAACTCGCACCGGGCCCGGCAGCGGAGAAAGGCCATGCTCTTGGCGGAAAATTTCAGCTGTCCCCTCAT